GTCCTTTGATATGTGGGGAGAGATCCTGATAGGCTGCTGCGATTCAGACGGTAGGATCTGGTATTGGAATCCTTCGGCAACAGATCCTCTTACTAGAGATGCTCTAATCGTAAACGCTTATGCTCCTACGCAAAACACAAGTATTTTAGTTTCTAAGGAAAGACACCTAGTTGCATTTGGCGCAGGCGGGAATCCACAAAAAATACAGTGGAGCACTTCAGAAGATTATTCAACTGCAACAAGCTCAACAAATAACGCCTGGTATCCGACTGTAACGAACTCTGCAGGATCTTTTGAGATCGATACTACCGGGAAGATTAAGTCTGCAATAAAAGTTGCTGATATTATCCTGGTGAATACAGATCTTGACTGTCATGAAATGCGATATATCGGACCTCCTTATATTTACTCTAGGAGGATGATCGCAGGATCATGTGGGATTATTTCAAGACAGGCAATAGCAGCAGTCACAGGATTTGCTGCGTGGATGTCGTATGACGGGACGTTCTTTATTTATGACGGTAGCGTCAGAGCTTTGCCTTGTGACGTTTCAAAACACATTTCAGATGATATGAATCAAGTGCAAGCTGCGGTTTTCTATGCGTCAGCAAACTCACTTAATAATGAAATTTGGTGGTTCTATGTGAGTAGTGCAGGAAGTGACATAGACAGATATGTAATCTGGAATTATGCAGAAAATTGGTGGAGTATTGGCGAACTCGAGCGGACAGCATTTACAGATATTGGGGTGTTTACTAATCCCCTGGGGATAAGTTCTGACGGCTATATCTATGAACATGAAAAGGAAAGGGTAGGAAGTGTAGAAAGGGGAGCAGGGGTTCAAGATCCTTCTTCACTCACTTTGTTATCGCAGAATGACAGGACACTTTCCTTTGGCCTTGATTCCTCTTCTACAAATGAAATGACTTTTGCGGAGACAGGTGCTTTTGAGATTGGGGTAGGTGAAAGGTTCGCAAATGTGAAGACTATGATGACAGACTCGATTGCAGGGGATAACGCACTGTCATTTAAGGTCTACTCTGCTTTGAATGCTGACTCTACTGAAACTGTTAGTTCCAGTTACTCTCTAGGCACAGACGGATACACTCACTTGAGAGAAACAGGGAGACACCTGCGTCTAAAAATTCAGGCTCCCTTTGACCAAGATTTTGAGGTTGGACCTTGCAGGGTACAGGTTTCTGCAGGAGGTAAAAGATGAAGTACCTTCCTCTTGCTCCTTCAGAATATAACCAAACTTACCAGACCGAGTTGAATACTATTGTCACTGAGCTTGATGCTAATATGATGAAACTAAACGTAGCAAATTTCCTAGTATCAAGGACAGATTCTAGCGGGGATATAGAACAAACAGGAGCACTTGTGTTGCAGAGTCCAAACGGCACATTTTATAAACTCGAAGTAGCAAACAACGGGACTATTTCAACGTCTCAGGTCACTACTGATCAATCTTCTAATCCTTATGTCACTTAAAAGGTGGGAAACTGAATTAAAACGTTGTAAAAAATATCTTGCTCCGGTTTTTAAAAAATTTGACACTTACAACTGGAGTGACGTAGTTGAGAATGTAAGACAAGGGAGGTGGTTTCTGTTAACACTTCCAAATTCGGCCCTTCTAATTGAGTTCTTAGAGTACCCAAGAAAGCGTGTTCTGTATGTGCTTGCAGGAGGGGGGAAACTGGAAGAAATATTAAAGGCCGAAAGTGATGTAATATCAATTGCGAAAGCAAAGGATTGTAGCAGCATTGAAGTCCGGGGCAGACTAGGTTTTGAAAAGATTGCAAAGAAACACAAAGGTTGGAATAAACAATATACAGTGCTAAGGAAGGAACTAACATGAGTGAATTTAAAATAGAAGCTTTTTCTGCAGAAGAAAATGTTTTAAACAAAGGACTTGGCAGAAACAAGCCAAACATAAATATCCCTACTATAGGTGATGCTAAGGATTGGGTTACTTCTAATGTTTGGGATGGTGGTGTGGGAGGACATTCATTTGGAGGTTCTTCTTTAGATCCTTCTTCAAGTCACAGTATCTGGAATATTGGTAACTGGGGGGGTGCTCTCGGATTTGGAGGTGGAGACGGAGGAGGTGGACCGGGTGGAGTGGAAGAGTCTGGAGGTCTAAGCGATGAAGACCTTGCAATAAAAAAGAAGATATACGGACAACTTACAGAGTTAATGGACAAGGGATATAACCCTTATACCGGAGACATACACACAGATCGTTCCCCGGAAGAATTAGCCCTTCTTGAAGAACTCAAAGAAGGTGGAGGTTATAGTTCACTTTATGATGCTGCAAGAAAAAATTTAGGATTTGGTGCAAAGGGTGTTACCCCCGGTTCCGCAGCGGACGTATATAAAACAGGAATGGGGTATGGTACAAAGGAGTTAGGTATAGATACTTCTGCGCTAATGGATGCAGGTTCAACTTACAGGGACAAAGTTGCAGATGCCACGATACGTCGAATGAATGAAGCAGCAACGACTCAAGGCATGATCAACCGGGGTCATCAGATTGGTGGTGGAGCAGCTTGGGGTGACAGGTCTTTTCTTCAAGATGCAACGAATAACCAAAACTTTTTAACCGCAACAGGGGATGTTCTTGGCAAGATGAATCTTGGTGCATATGATCGTGCTGTAAAAGATGCTTTGAGTCTGAGAAAGGGAAGGGAAGATTCAGCAGGACGTTATTCGGATGCAGTAATGCGAGACTTAGGACTCGGAACAGGGAGTTTGGATAAAACTTATGCGACAAGATTTGGTGCATATGGGAAAGATCGGGCATACAAGGACAGAGATTTAGAGACCTTGGAAAAAGCTCACTACAAAAAAGAAAACTATCCTTACAAGAACCTTGCATATGCATCAGGGATATATAGTGGTATGCCTTTTGATGAGAAGGTTGTTACAAACCAACCAGCAACCGGAGGAAAATAATGACTAACGAAGAACTCACTAAATATCTATACTCCCCCGTTGGTATAGAACCTCAGTTACCGAGTGAAGATCCTTTTGTAGCTTGGGGGCAAACGTCAGATCCTTACTTGCAGCATCTTCAAGATTCGCTTAAAGACTATATCTCAGAAAATTACCCTGATACTGTTGGACCTGCAGGATCACCTTTACTAAGTTATCCTGTTCCTAGTTCTAATTTAGGACTTCCTTCAGCTTCAGCTTCTGCTCCTTTGGCTTTAGAAGCAGGTCCGAGTGGATATGCTTCTCTTGATGCTCTAGCAGGAACGACATTACCTTATGCAGGTGAAGAATCAATGGCAGCAGATACAGCAACTTCAGGGAGTTCTGCGTGGGGTGGACCTGCAACCTATGCAGGAAATATGGCACTTAACATGATCCCAACTCGAGACCGAAATAAAATAAACACTCCTTTGGGGGACGAGGGTAGCATGAGTGGAATTCTCAAAGGCACAGGAAAGGGTGCTCTTACAGCAGCAACAATTTCAGGAGGTAATCCTTATGCAACTGTAGCAGGAGCAGTGTTAGGAGCATACGGGGGAGCACAGGGATACTTTGATTCAACGACTCCTCCGCAAATTCAGATTGGTAGAATTAAACGAGGAGGAGGTAGAATGCCACAAGGCTTATTAGGAGGAGGAATATATGCCTGAAAAACCCGGGTTCTTTAGTTACGAAGGATTCCCTTATCCACTACTTGCCCTTGGACAAGCAATTCCACGGGGGTATCAGTATCAGTCTCAGCTTACTCCTTACCGGAGAAGTGCAAAAGGTGATTGGGGGAGAGCACTGAACGAGTCTATAGATCAGTTCTTTGCTATGTGGCCTCAGTATATGCAACAACGCAGGCAATTTGCTCTGCAACGTGATCAGCTTGCTAGACAACGTGCAGCAGATGCGCACCAAGCAAAGCTTCGTCCCTTTGAATTGAAAGAGGCGCAGGCTAAGCAGCAGCTTAGAGAGAATAGGATGCAGATGCTGAAGAACTATCCCCAAATGGTGGAGAGTCTTCCTGTCTCTGAAAAAGTTAAAGCACACCTTTTAACTCTTCCTCCTACCGAGGGTCTGGATAGGATGAAGACGATCATGTCTCACCAGTTCAAGCCTAGAACAA